TGTGGGTACGGCTTTATCACCATGAACGTGCTTTGATCGCTGGAGTTCGATCCAACGCTGCTGTTTAGGTTCGGAACCTACTGGCGGAGCTTTGCCATATATTGAGTGCAGCGCTACATGATGCGGATTACAAAGGGTGTAAACTTTATCGTATAACTCTGTATGGTGCTCAGCAATAAATTCATCACGAACAGCTAAAATGCCTTCGTCTGTTGATATATCGTAACCTTTGTGCGCAGACCACGTTTCTAACAAGATTGTGATTGAGTGTAGGTGATGAAGTTCCAGGTCTTTGTTTGTGTCGCAAATAAAGCACTGAGGTTTTTTATCGTATGCCGCCTTGGCTTTGTCGCGAACCCACTTTACTGGGATACGATTGTTTGTGTTCTTGGCCATTTTTTACTTGGACCTTCTTGAGATTACTAGTATTATACATGGTATGCATCAAAAAGTCAATACCAGAATTTATGTTGCAGGTAGAGTATTTTGACTTGAACAACCAATCCAAACCGTGTATAATAGAATATTAAGTACAATACCGTTTACAATGTATATGTATAAAGAGCATAACGAATCGCATCAGCCATGTGTGAATAGTCATCATGCTTGGGACGTTCACGTTGTAAACCTTCTTTGGTATCCCAGCGATATTGGTCAAACACCGCTAATGAATGTGTGCAATGAGGAGCTACTTTTAAACGGCCCTGAGCTACCAGTGTTTGTACATATGCAATTCCGGGTAAGACGTCTTTCTTCGCCTTAGTTGAAGCCAAGTCGTAGATGTATGCCAGGTCACTGGCAAACTGTGCAGCAGCCGAGTCAATAAAAATGGTTTCCACACCCCACTTGGCACACAGCTCCGCAAACGCACTGGCATGATCGGCGGTGGTAGCTTCGTTTTTCAAGTACTCATCCACAATCCAGAACACATCGGTGGCCATATCATAGATAATAACCACAAAAGCCGTGTAGTCGCGATAGCCCGGGTCACAGCCAGCAATGGCTTCGCCCAGCAAATCCGGCGGAGGTTCCAACACATCACTAGCCGCTAGGCTATAAATCTGACCCTCAAACACAGTAAACGATGCCAAGTATTCTTGTTCAAATTCCGCACGCGACATTGACCGGCGAGCTTCGGCCACATCAGATTCCTGCATGCGCGTATTCTCCGAATAGTCCGCTTGCAGGCTCACCCACTCTGGAAACTCCGAACTAAAGCCACGATTCCAAAACTGGCTAAACCAGTTGTTGCGACCACGTGGTGTTGATATAAAAATGGCTTTGCTGCCAGGCTTGTCTAGTGTGGGTCGGAGTGCAACGTTGAATGCGGCTTCACCATCCGATCCAAGCGCTGCTTCGTCAAATATGATAAGATCGTAACTGCGGCCAACGCATGAATCCACAGTGCTCAACGAACCCATACGAATAGTCGAACCATTGTCCAACTCAATTATTTTGTCTTTTAGGTTATCACGTGCAACTTCTAGGTCAAAGTGCTTGATAAGGCGGCGTTGTAGTTCAAAAGAGATCCCACTAAGATTATAGTTGGGCGACATGATTAACACATTTGAGCCAGGCACTAAACTCACCAATTGGCCTACCACGTTGGCTATGTAGGTTTTGCCAAGTCGGCGCGCTAGCGCAGCGCACACAAAACGGTACTTGGGGTCGTTGATGGCATTGATTAGTGCGGTTTGGGGTCTGTTGATGGTTTCATAAATGCCCAAGAGTTTCAAGTAGTTGACGATGGGTAGTTTGATAAAACGAGTTTGTGCTGGAAACTCTTGAATAAGTTCGCACTCAACATCTGGTCGGCTAATGGTTAGCATTAGACTCCTTCACCACTAATAAGACGTGACACCAGCTGCGAATACTTGCTTCCGTCTAAGCCTTCATTGATCTGAACATTCACTTGCTTTGAGGGGCCACCAGGACCCTGACGCAGTTTTTCCAGCTGAATTTCACGGTCTAGTAAATCCATCGACATTTTATGACTGATTTGTAGCAGCTCAGCAATATCTTTGGTCGATCCAGTTTGTGATTCATGCAGTTCTTGAAACTTTTGTTTGAGTAGTGCGTCCATAGCGGCACGCATTTGAAACTTGTTGTTGTAGCCGGTGTCCATGAACACATGGTCAATATACGCTTTGACCTCACGGCGGGCTAAGATTTCCGCAACCAGGGTAGGTGCCAAGTCCAGCTCATCAGCCACACGTCGGGCGTCTTGCAGCTGCAGGTAGCAGTTGGCTACTTCCAGGGCTTCTGGGGCGATGTTGAGTGTTTCAGCAGGTAGGTTTTGCGTCATAGTGGTATCCTTTGGGGCAATTATACCATGGGGGCGGGTGGTCTCACAAGTGGATTTTTTTGGTGGGGTTTGGGGTCAGTTGGGATGATTTGGGGTGGGTGGGGACGATGGGGGCGGTTTAGGGTCGGCTGAGGCATGGTACGGCACCCAGATGGTTTTGGGATTTTTACCCCATAGGCCGCGTGTGGGTGGGTGCCACGGCGTATGTGTAAACTTTAGTCTACTAACCGCCCCTAGTCAGTTTGTTTGTAAACCTACTATAATATGAGTACTTTTGTTTCCTAACAGATTTGTGAACCAACTAGCTAACATGTAACAGTTTGTAACAGTTCAATTAAACTGTTGACCAACTGCAAAAGCATGATATAATAAACCCATGACAACGAAAGACACTATGACACAAACACAAACACTTGCTCTTGCATATGCTGAAAAATTGGTTGCATACTATCGTGCTCAAAATAGCGAAGGTATCGATAAGGATACTTTGGTTCGCAAAGCATATAATGCACTGTGTGATGCACAAAATATGTTGGCTTATGCGGCCGAATGTGAGGCTAAAAATGCGTGAATTTTTTGACATGGTGTTGGCAATGGCTTGCATTGCCCTGCCTTTTGTGATATACTTTGCTTTTGTAATGAAACCCTGAAAGGAAAATTGAAATGACTGCTAAAACTGTGAACTATACCCCTGAGCAAACCCTGCAAATGGTTGCCGACTATCAAGCCGGTAAAACTGTGGAAACCATTGCTGAAGCATTGGGCAAAACTGTGCGTTCTGTGGTTGCCAAGCTTTCGCGTGAGAAAGTTTATGTGGCTAAGACTTATGTATCCAAAACTGGTGAGGCTGTAATCAAAAAGGATGCTGTTGCCGATTACATTGGTGATGCATTGGGCTTGAATGAAGCTGATGTTGAATCGCTGACAAAAGCCAACAAAACAGCATTGAAAGCCATTGCGGATTTCATCAAGGCTGAAAAGACCTGATAAACTGTAGGGGCTTTGCCCCTACAATCCACCATTGTGATATAATTGTTTTTTAACTGGAGAATGTAACATGACTAAATTGAACCGTGAACAAAAGGCATACCGTAAAGCACTCAAAGAAAATGTTGAGGGTGCTGGCGGTGAAATCTTTAGCTTTGCCGCAGAAGGCTTGACCGTGGTGGTTGTGCCTGCAATGCCTGGCAATTTGTGCAGTGAGTTTGTCCACGTTGCAATCGCACAATGTGATTTTAAAGATGATGAATTCAAGCGCAAAATGGGCGAGTATATTGCACTTGAGCGTTTGAATTGTGGAGCATTTTGGGCTGTGCCTGTACAATGTCGCTGCAATGAAGAAGTTGCAGAAGCTGTGCGCGATATGATGTTTAATTAACACTTTTGTTTGCAAACCAAATATAATACTTTGGTTTGCAACTGCGCCCAGCCCATATATCAGCGTATCCATATATAAGCATATGCTTATATATGGGCGCCAAATTATACCACACAATTTGTGCCCGTGTCAACGCTTACATGATTGATTTTTTAAATCGGGCTGATTAATAAATACAATCGTCAAAGGCTTGATTCTTTGCTATAATACACCTATGAACACAAACACCTACATTGTCCACAATTTGTCCGGCATATATTATGATATGCTTATGAATACCTGCCCTAGTTGGGTTTGGACAGATCAAGAATTTGAAGATTATTTTGCAATGATGACAGGATGCTGAAAATGATTACTATCAAACCACAATATGAGTTAACTCGCAAAATGTGTGAATTGGTGGAATATTTTAATAAACTTGAAAAAGAATTAGAATATCCAAATTGCGAAGGTGAGGCGGATAAAAAACGAATACTTTTGTATGCGGAACGTCAATTGATAATGGAAGGTAAATTGTAACGCTTTGGTTTGCAAACAAAAATGAATACTTTTGTTTGCAAGTTGGCGCCAAATTTTTGGCACACATTACCACCACATAATTATACCATACAAAAGCCCGTTTGTGCAAAAAACAATTGTAACAGTCGCCGCCAATTGTTACACTTTATTTTGTCTCAACAACAAAAAAAGCCTAGACAATCCCTAAACCCGTGATATAATTACTACATCAACAACGCACAAGGATGCAAAATGGCTAAGATCACAAAGGTTTCGATTTACGATATGGATGGTACTATTGTTTGCAGTTTGCACAGATATCGTACAATCGTTGACGATAATGGCGAACGTATTGATTTGGATTATTGGAGACAGAATGAATATCGTGCAATGGATGATTCATTATTGCCATTAGCATCCCAATATCGTAAAGATTTGCAAGACGATAATACTTTTGTGATTATTGCCACTGCGCGAGTTTTGCGTGATGCTGATAATGAGTTTATTAAAACTGTTTTGGGTGAGCCTGATTATATTATCAGTCGTTGTGATGGTGATACTACTTCAGGCGGTAAACTCAAAATTGCGGGTTTGGCTAAATTCTTTAATTTAAAGAATTTCCGTGATGCTGAATTTACATTTTATGAGGATAATACCACTTATTTAAAAGCGGTTTGTGATCGCTTTAATATTCGCGGGGTTTATGTTCCAAGCAAACAAGGTCACTAAAATATAATCCCCTAGGGGATTATTTGGAGAATATAATGAAAAAATTCTGGTTTATTGCTTCATATTATCTTGAATATCTTTTAATTCCGGTTCTGTTACTTGGATATATTTATATAGGTATTAAACAAGCATTTGAATGGGTTACCATAGATATTGAACAACATCGTAGAAAATATAAACAAGGAAAATAAAATGATTAAAGCATTTGCAAGATTAATCAAACACTTTGTTTATAATCGCCCGGATAAAATATTGATTACATTAATGTTGCCGGTTCTTATGATTATGACTTTTAATTATCGTGATAATCTGCGAGAATATAAAAATTTCATTTTTGACAGGTAACACTTTTGTTTGCAAACCAAAATGAATACTTTGGTTTGCAGTTTGCGCCAAAATTATACCACATAATTTTAGCCCCTGTCAAGGGGTTTTGCAAAAAAACAACATAAATAATTGTAACAGCGTGGGCCAACTGTTACACTTCTTTTTATGTGATCTGCGAAAAAATCGGGTTTTATTGGGGTATAATTTCAGCATGGACAAAAAATCACTCTTAACCCTCATACAGCGTGAGACTGTAATGATTTGGGATACACTTTGCGAAATTTATACTCCACTGGTTCACTACAATGAGCCTAAGATAGAACTTAACCCTTACATTTGGCGTTGCGCTGGCAAATGTTTTCAAACTGAAAACCGCATACATTTGGGTTACAAATTTTTCAAAGCTAAACCAGAATACTTCAATACAATGATTGATGTAATACTTCCGCATGAAATTATCCATCAAGCCGATTATAATCTTTTTGGCGAATCCGAAAAAATTTGCGGGCATGGCGAAAATTGGCAAAAAATCATGTTAGAATATGGTTTACCTGCAAATCCTTTTCACAAAATGGCGATTACAAAAAATGCTTAATATTCTCAGTTGGTTTGGTACTTTGGTTTCAATTTTGGGTTCGTTTGCAGTTGCAAGCGCAATGTTTAAATTGGGGTACGTTTTGTTTACTTTTGGTTC